CCCACATTTCACAGCTGTGTGCTGTTGGCTGCCGGACTGTTTAGGGTGGAACACCAATCGCCTTTTATGTCGTTAGGGAACGCTGCACGATGGCTTACCCCAGCATCACTTCACGTTAGTCATCACATGAGGCTGGGCGCACCGCTCTACCCTACTTCCGTAGTGTGCATACCAACAGAGTGCAATCCCCTATGTGGCCTTGGTTGTGATCAGTTGTAGTTCTTGCTGGCTAGGAAGCCTTTACACTTAGCTCATCTGCCTTGTATGAGTACCAGCTGTTAGTTCTTGCGTATGTTTTGGATGATAGCAATGCCGAGTGACAGTAGCAGGACATACCAAGCCCAGATCAGCATGATGACGCCAAGCGATGCTCGATGTCTTTCAGGTCGTCAGGTCGCCAGATGTAGCACTCAGCGTGAGGGTTGAGGATGGTTAGCCAATGTTCCTGTGCTATTGAGGTTTTACCTTTAGCGGTTTTAAGCTCTGCGAAAATGAGGCCACGCGCTCGATGGGCTAGCACCAAATCAGGAAAGCCAGCAGCGCCTGTCGTGATGTATCGCCCGGTGCGTGTCATTGAGGGTTGTGCGTGATGGCAGTCCCAGCCATGCAGATACGCCAGCCCTTTGACTTGCTGAAGGAATGACGCCTCACTAATTGCTTTCACTAAAAGGGTTCCTCTGGTGTGTCGTACTGTGGCGCTGGTGACTCGCCTGATTTTAGAGAATCTATGTAGGCGCTCGCTTCACGCTTTGTCATGGCCTGCAAATTGGCTGGTGGCAATTTAGAACTGCTTTTGCACAGCGCTCTGATCATGTTTTGCTGTTTATCGCTAGCAAGGTTGCTGTACTCGGTCACTGTCGTGTCGCCCTGCATCCGTTGTACCTTGCCCATTTCCTCACGGCTAGGGCGCTTACTAAAATCAGAGCCACTAAGCCCGGCATTGGCAAGGGCACGACCCACAGCGCCAGTCTCACAGTTCTCTAGGTGGCTAGTTTTGTTCACGTTGCCTTGGCCGCGTATTTCTTCAGCCCAGCCTGTAGCGATGATGTCGCCGTCAAGCCACAGCTCACACTTAAACACAGCCACATCCGACAGGTAATGCACAAGATCAGTGATAACACGCGCGTCTGGGTGTGCCTTCAGGAAACGGTCAAGCCTGCTAGCTACTGGTTCGTAATCGTCAAGGTTAAACGCCATTGCTGTATGCCCTTTCGAGACGGTCTAACTCGGCGTGGCAATATTCCAGAGCTTTTTTTAGCACTTCTATTTCTTGGTCTTTAGCCCACAGCAAATCTGCCATGTCATCATTGTGGGTGTACTCACTCATCGTCAGCCAACTCTGCTGATGACAAATACGAAAAGCCTTTAGACGGCCCAGTGTTCGCCAGTGACGGGTGCCAAGAGTCGCGTACCTTTTCGGCAAGTGTTGGGATGGCATGAAGCGCACCCACAGCTTCTAGCACAAGGCTCGAATCCTTAAAGCGAAGTTCGAGCGCCAGATTGTGGCTTAGGTTGGTTAGTTTTGCGATTAGTTCGCCTAGTGATGTTTCCATTTTTTCCTTTGTTTAGCAGTTGCGCTTCCATCTTTGCACATCCTTGTGACGGGATTGGCAGATGAACTTTTGTAGTGATTTGCGCTGTTTAAGACAGCCCCAGCCCCACGGCCCGACACGCCACACTTTCGTGCCGTCAGGGTTGATGTGGGACTTAAACGCAATAGCGTCAGCCACCTTGACCTGTTCCTTAGGGGTTTTACCGTTAGCACTTTTAGTGTCAGACCATGCCTGCCAAGTGCCTCGGTTTATCCCCAGCCCCCCTGTGTATGACTTTGTGCTGTGCTTCCAGTTGCCACCTGTCTCGCACATAGCAAGCCCGTCATAGTAAGCATCCGGCAGTACGCCGTCATATTTGCTGTGAGATGGCACAGCGAGAGTAAGAGCAAGAGCCATGAGAAGTTTCAGACCTTTTCCAGTTCTGTTGGCGGCCCCCAAGAATGCCAAGACTGTGCACGTGTGCACACTTGGGTGTATTCAATCAGGCCTGTGGTGAGATCAGTGAAGATTTGCACCATGGTTAGTTTGTCCTTAGAGCGTAGAACGGTGTAGCCCCATATTGGTGTCATGGGCGGTTCGCCATCATCTTTAGGAACAGCCAGCAGGAAACCCATCCCATTACGAAACTGTAAAGAAACTGTGTGTCAGTCATTACAAGCCCTGCCAGACGCGAATTGGTCGGCGGTGGCACTCTGGGCGCAAAGACTTGCTATAACGCTCTGTGGGCACGCACAGACGCTGTAGCGAGGCTCTACGCATCACTGCACCCATGGCTCGTGGCTCGTGGGTTGTCATTTGGGGGTGTAACTGGTTCATCCATTCCCACACATCATCTGTGGTGAAGTCGTGACGCTCGATGGATAACATCCCAACTACTTTTAGAGCTTCTGTGGCCCATTGTTGGTCTGCGTTGAGGCTGACACGCTCGATGGCTTCCTCAGTAAGTGTGATGGCTAGTGGCTCATCAAATAGTGACGGTTGGTTTGTCATAATGTTTCCTTTGTTAAAGCCCTTTGAGTGGCTAAGAGTGACTATACACAATTTTAGAAAGCGGTGGTGGATACCCAATGGAAACAAAGTACCCACCACCTAGCCCCAGCACCGCTCAAACAGTGGCTGGGAGTCCTATTTTAACGCTCGAAAGACTTCCTCGAAGTGCTCCGGGGTTTGCTCAGCCAACTCAATATGCAGCCATTTAGGAGAGCCTTGGTATGAGCCTGCGTTGTCTGTTGCTGTGTAGATTTTGACACCAGCTTTACCTTCACCACGCGAGCAACGGTAGCCAGCGCCGTAGTCACCATAGGCGTACCAATGCATCTCACACAATCCCAGTGCTTTGCTATTGGCCAAGAACCAATCCCAGATCACACGCGCTTGGGCTTCGTCTTTGTATTGAAGGTCTGCTGCGTAGCCGGTGGCGTGTACGGATAACTGGGGTGGGTTGGCATTGTTTTTCATTGCCCTATTTGCATAGGTGCCTAGTGATTTCATGCCCCAACGCTTGCCACATAGTTCTACAAGTTTTGCTGTGACTGGCTGTGTTTTTTTGCCATCCCATGAGGGATAGTACGGATACTTTCGGTTGGTCATGGCGCTGGTGGTTCTTTGGGTTTGTCTTTAAGTCCGTTACCAGCGAGCAGACCAATGAGACCACCTGCGAGGGTCATAAGCATTGGCGACAGAATCGCCCAGGCTTCGGAGTCGTTGGGGGCTTGCTCAACGGGTTGCACTACGAACAGTAAGCCGTAGAGCAGAGCAACGATGGAGAACAGGAAAGCGCTCGATAGGCATACGCCTACTACGAGAATGAGCCGCGCTTTAATTTGTTCATTGCTTAGGCGGTTTTCGGGTTTCATTTGCATCTGCTTTCTAGGAAGCCATCGGCTTTGGTTGTCTGGCAATTTTCACGGACACGGTCTGAGCAGGCTGTGAGCATGACGATGAGCAGACTAAGCAGGGCTAGGCGTTTCATCAGGAGTCTCTAATGTCCAGCCTGTAGCAAGCAGGGCTTCATATTCCGCCTCGGTCATTTCGCGGACTTCGTCGTCGATTTGTATGTTTGGTCGTGTCATGTCCTAGCCCAATCTGTATCCATAGACGGTGATAGTTCCGCCTGTAAGTGTTCCCGATGTTGGCGTAATGGTAAAGGCGCTGTAACTAGTTGCTACTTGATGAACACCGATTGAAGAACCTGCAACTGTGGCAGCTGCATAGGATGCCTGCATGAAGGTGTATTTTGCTAGAAACGGGTTTTGTAGGTCAATGGCACCGAATAGCCCGTTAGCCGATAAGCCTGTACCAGTAACGGCCCATTGTGCAGCGTTGTTGTCGGCACCAAGAAACGATCCGGCAGTTGAATAAATAGCCCCTGTACGGCTTGCATAGTAGCCAGTAGTGGATGCCCCTAGTTTTAGTCCAAGGCTCACATCGGCGGATGATACGCCACCTGCGATAACGATTTTGTATGCGTCATAGGTTGAGTTGAAGGCAGACGAAATGGTGACGCTAGACACTGCCGAGCCAATAGTTGCGCTAGTCACATAGACCAGCCCAGAGTTCGCAAGAAACGTGTTTGTGTCTGAACTGGTCAGGATTTCGCTCGTGAAAGTTTTGACAGCCATACTCAACCAGTGTACACAATCACATCAGGGCCATCTAGGACTGAATAGTCAAGCCTAAAAGCAGACGCCCAACGATTAGAACCATTAAGGGTTGTAGACCATTGGCCCGGCACGACATCATGGCGGATGCGGTTCACTTGTAAGTCCTTGGTGATGGTGTTACCTGTAGGTGGTGCCACAGCCACAGTGACACGCTCCAAAAGTTCCAACCCAAGAGTGCTAGACCAGTCACCATCAGGGCTGATTACGACTTGGAAGTCATCAAACTTGGGGAACACATACTGACCAAAGCCCACCAGTAAGTTGCCAATAGTTTTGGCTTGCGCCACTGTAGGCATATAAGCGTTCCATGATTGTGCAGCTTGACCATACACAGAAGTAGAAACAGAGCCAGTGCTTTTCTGTGTTCCGCCACCCGTCATAGTGACGTTAATAATGTTCCGCATCGAGTCGCCGTCATACTGGATAGA